CAAATATGAAATGCGGTAATATACGGACACGGATAAATAGTTAATGCCGCTTTCTGCATTGTATGTAATGGTGTTTGTGCCGTCCTGCAACTGTATATACTCCCCGTCCTCGTCATAATATTGGTTTATGATTGTCCCGTACATGGAAACAACCATATCCCAATCAATCATTCCGTAACGGTCCTTGTGTTCCTCAATTTCCGCCTGGCTCACGCCGTCCAAAAGATACATATTTTTCTTTCCGGTATGTGTGAAAATAACCACATATTGGCCGCTTTGTAATTCAAAATCATTTCCGGCATAGCCAACCTTTGTATATTTCCCGCTCTCTGAATGGTAAATGGCCGGATTTTTTACAATGCCGTCCGCTTTGAATATTGCGGTAATTCCGATATTGTCCGCTCCGTTGTCATTCTCAATTTCCTTTACCAACTCGGCTTCCCGGTGTCCGAACTCTACGCCGTTAATATCAAACCCGTTTTCAAAGTACCAATCTGATACCCAACTTGCCATTACCACTTCCACATCTGACAGGTCCTTAAAGTATGGGTCTGGGCATTTAAGGCTAATTGTGTAATCCCTCACAACGCCCGTTATTGCTCCCGGCAATACATTTTCTACTTTGTAATTGATAGTTTTTACATCCCCGTCCTCGCTATATTCAAGTGTTCCGGTTCTGCCCTTTTGGAATACTCTATACAGTAATTCCCGGTTCTTTTTGTAATCCCCGTCAATTTCTGTTGTGATTACAATATTTCTTTCTTCTGCCGTACTGCCCTGGTATGTGCTGCCGTCCGTTGTGGTGTTTTCTGATGTTGTAACCTTACAACTGTAACCATAAATTCCCTCTACATCCAATAGGTGGAATGGGCTTTTATCCCAATCCCACCTAAAGGCAATAGAAACATTTTTATCATTTGTGCAAGTAACTGTAATATCTGCCATAATTTACCCCCTCTGCATTGCAATAGCCATTGCACGGGTCTGTATTCTCGTTTGTCTTGCTACCTCATAAGGGGATAGGGCTTTAGGGCTTGTAATATTGATTTCCTGGTGGAAACCGCCATTATTTCCCTTTAGGTTGTCTGCTGCCGTGTTTACCGCTGAACCCGTAAGCGGTGTTACAACTGCCTTTCCGTTTACCATGCTTAAAAGTTCCGGTCCGGCTTCTGCTACCATTGCCGTACCCTCTCTTAATACACCGCCCTTTGCAAGTCTCGGAAGTGAAAGTGTATCTATTTTTGAAAGTGAAACGCCCGGTATCTCATTGATAATTCCAATTACCCCGTTAATCATGCCGATAAACTTATTTACAACGCTCTCTATGGTTGATAGACAACTGTTGATTGCTGATTTAAAGGCATCCCCAACCGCCGAACCGATAGCCACGCCGACATTTACGAAACAACCCTTGATTTTCTCCCATAAATCAGAGAAAAATGAAGTTACATTGGCAAATGCGTTTTTTATGTTCGTCCATGCGTTATCGAACTGTGTTTTAAACCATGATGGAACGGATGCAAGGGCGGTTTTTATCTCTGTCCACCTTGCCCCAAACCATGAACCGATTGCAGCGAATACGTTTGTTACGTTGGTGTATGCGTTTGTAAACATAGTTAAAAACCATGTGGCTACTGCTGCAAGGGCGGTTTTTATATCGTTCCACCTGGCGGCGAACCATGAACCGATTGCAGCGAATACGTTTGTTACATTCGTATAGGCATTTGTAAACATGGTAAGAAACCACGTTGCCACGGTCGCAAGGGCGGTTTTTATATCGTTCCACCTGGCGGCGAACCATGAACCGATTACCGAAAATACCGTTGTCACGCCCGTATATGCTTCCGTAAATCTATCCGTGAACCACTGGCCCACATTTTGAAATATCGCAACAATCCCATTCCACAAATTTGCAAAAAATTGTTTTATATTCTGCAAAAGCGTGTCTACCGCTTCCCGGAAACTATCGCAATTGTCATAAATCAATTTGAAAGCCCCGGCAAACGGATTTACAAGCAATAGTAAAAGTCCTTGCCAATTGCTCTTTACAAAATTCAGTACGGTATTAAAGACATTTGGAATTGTTACGGTAAAAAATTCCTTTATCGCATTGAAAGCGGTAAAAAATGCGGTTTTGATTGCTTCAAAAATTTTATTAACCCCATTTCTGAACCACTCGCACTTGTTGTAAAGCGTTACCAATATGGCTATTACCGCCACAATTGCTATTATGATTATTGCAACCGGGTTTGCTGCCATAACTGCATTTAAAGCCGCTACGGCCGGTTGCAGCAATTTCACAACATTGATAATGCTTGATATTGCAGTACATACTTTTCCAAAAATCAACAACGCCGGGCCGATAGCCGCAACAATCATTCCGATTTTTACAATCATCTGCTTTGTGTTATCGTCCAGGTTTTTAAACCATGTTGTAAACTCTTTTACCTTGTTCACAACCTTATCAATTGTTGGCTGCAATGTGGTTAAAATAGAATTTCCCAGGTCTGCCCCGGCAAGTTTCAAATTGTTCATTGCTACGGCTGCATCATCCCACGGGTCTAATGTGGTTTCAAATGTATCACTTACCACATCCCCATAGTCCGATAAAGCACCGCTTAAATCATCTACGGATAAACGCCCCTCACGGATTGCCTGGGTCATTTCCGCCGCACCTTTCTTTCCGAAAAGGTCGGATGCAATGGTTAAGGCTTCCGTTTCTGTCTTGGCGTTTTTGATACTATCTATTGTTTCGGTCAACGCTTCGTCTGCGCTCTTGCCGTCTGCCGTTGCGTTCTGCACCGCTTTTTTCATTCCGGCAAGGGCGGTTGAAACATCAACGCCGCTTGCTTCCATTTGTGCAAGCAAATTAACGGATGATGTTAAATCAAGCCCCATTTCTTTAAGGCTTGCACCGTTGGTTGTAAGTGCGCTTTCCAATGTTTCCATTGAAATACCCGTGTCCTGGCCCGCTTTTGTCATAAGCCCCAACACGTTTTTTGTCTGTGAAGCATCAACGCCGAATTTTGTCATAATACTGTCCACGCTATCAATAGCCGTGTTTAAATCCGTTCCGTTGATGTTCGCAAACTTGATAAAATCTTTTGAAAGATTTTCTAACTCTGTCCCGGTTGCCCCGAACCTTGTATTTACTTCTCCGACCGCAACGCCCACATCATCCATTGTAGTCGGCATATCCGAAAATACATTGTCTGCTACGGTTGTAAGGCTTTCCAGGGCTTCCCCGGTTGCTCCCGTCTTGGTAATAATGGTGTCATAGCCGTTATCTAATTCCATAGATGCAGCAACCCCGGCGGCCCCTAATGCGGTTATTCCGGCCGTTACGGGCATCATCTTTTCCCCGGCTTTGGTTGCCTTATCCCCTACCGTTCCGAAAGCATCCCCCACCTTTGCAAGTGTTGAATTGCTTGCCTTTGCTTGCTCTTCCAGGCTTTTAAGTTCTGCTTCCGTTGCGATTACTTCACGTTTGATTGCCCGGTACTGTTCCTCGGATGCTTCGCCGTTTTTAAACTGCTGCTCCACCTGGGCTTCTGCCGTTTTTAATACATCTAATTTGTCTTTGGTTTCGCCTACTGCCTTTGTAAGCAACTGTTGTTTCTGCGCTAAAAGTTCAGTATTCTTTGGGTCTAATTTCAAGCCCTTTTCAACCTCTTTTAACTCATTCTTGGTACTTTTGAGGTTCTTGCTTACTCCTTGCAAGGCATCTTGTAATTTATCGGTTTTTCCGTCAATCTCAATTGTGATACCTCTGATGTTATTAGCCACTTGACTTTCCCCCTTTCTTTCCAAATCTTTCTCTTAATCCCTCACGGTCCGGCTTGGTCTGCTCCATGCGGAAACAATCTTTTAAATATTTCCGCCCCTCTTCTGTCTGCGAATTTTCAAAAATCATTGCTTCCCGTAAGAAGAAAAGGTAAATATCTATTTCCATTTCCTGGACTTCGTAAATATTGATATGGCAATAGTCCATAACCAATTTTTCCGGGCGTGTAAGGATTGTATACGGGATTTCGCCCTTTTTATCCTGGCGTGGATAATAGGGCATTTTTAGTTTGGGTTTGCTTTTAATTCATCCACAAACTCCATGTATGCGTTAAGAATTGCCGTACACTCTTCAATGTCATAACTCTCTACCTCTTCGGCGGAAACTTTCACATTTCCCATATTGTTATTTAATACTGCTGCCACAAGGTTATAAATGGTTGATGTGTCGGCATCCTCGCCCGTTCCGTTGGCTTCCACATCCTTTATTGCTTCAAAAACTCCCTTTTGCGGCATACGGACAATAATTTTTTTGCCCTTTTCAACCACATTTCCGTTTTCATCCTTTTTATCTTTCAGAGTAAACGGCCAAAAGGTACGTTTAATTTTGTTCATGTTAAATTCTTTTACTGCCATGTTGTGTTCCTCTCTTTCATGTAATAAGGCGGCTCGATTTTTCAACCGGCCGCCCGTTCTTATCGTTGGCCCGTGTTTCGGTTACTCTGTTTTGTCTATATCCTCTGTGTAAAGGATTAAAGTACCCTCTTTATCCATGGGCTGCGCTTTAAATTCTGCATCAATAACGGTTTCGCTATCCTTTGCAAAGGCAATTGTAAAACCGGCCTGGTTGTTACCAACAATCGTTACACGGATATTTCCGTCCTGGGTATCTTTATGGACAAATCGCAAAAGGTATTTTTTACCCGTTGCGTTGCCGATACCACCGATTTTGACCGTTCTAATTCCCTTTGCCTTATCTTCTGTCACTCTTGCGGTCTGACATAACTTTCCAAGCGTTGTTCCGCACCATGTCATAATTCCACTTTTAAGGGTGGCTTCCTCTTCTGTAATAATTACTTTGGAAACTTTACCCATATCGTCTTTTGCTTCGTAAAACTCCGGTGCATACTCGATTTCCGCACCGCCCTTAATATGCCCCAGGCGGTTATCTTCTGTTTCAATCACTGTATCATCCGGGATTGCTTCGTTTGTTCCCTGGAAGTCTGTGCAATACAAATCTCCACTACCTAAAACAATGCTTTCTTTGTCCATTCTTATTTCCTCGCTTTCCTCAATAATCCCGTGACTTCGTAGGCTGTTTGAAAGCATTCCTCACTATCCACATAAGCCACAAATTTAGCATAGTCCACATCATGTAAAACCTCGTTTTCAATCCGTGTTCTGATTTCTTCCGCCGCTTCATCATCTGCAACGGTGTAAAGTTCCAATTGCCAATCATCCGCCATTAGATTGTTTGGTCTACTGTCCGCCCCGGCGGTTGCTTCCCGTGGTAAAAGGTAAACCATGTAAGGTAATGACGGCACGGGGTTTTCTAAAGTCCCCTCAAAGGCGTTTTTCGTTATGGGTAGTCCCAGGACTGCCGCCCTCTCTGTTAATACTGCTGCCGTTGCCATTTTTACCCCCTTAATTTGCTTTCAATCTTGTTTGCGACCATTTCGCCCATTTGGTCGTTTACCGGGGCTATATGTGCAAACTCTTTTACCCGTCCGCCGTTTCTGCTTTGGTGTCCGTATTCCAAAAGGTGGGTTAATTGGAAATGGTCTTTATTGTAAACAGTGTAGCCTTGCACTTGTATTACTGATTTTGTTTTTTCACGTTGTCCGGCGGTCCAATCTTTGGCGTATGCTCCCGTTCTGTTTTTGTAAGGTCCACCGTTTTTTAGCATTTTAGCCGCTTCTTTTGCCGTCTCCTTAATGCTTTCATTTGTTACACGCACCACTTCCACGTTGTAATCTTCCAACGCTTTTTTTATTTCTTCGTCCAGGCTATCAAGTGAAACTTTCAACCTTTCCCCACCCTTTCCGCAATATACAACTCCGTTTTTCCGTTGCTCTTCGGTCCGTATGTTCTGTATATCGCATAACGCTTTCCGTCTATGGAAACTTCCGTTTGCCCGTCATATTCAAAGGCCCAAACTTCCAATTGTGAGGTTGCTTTATAACCCAATTTCCCGGCGGCTGCGAACTCGTCACGCCCCACCGGGTTAATTGATGTTATTACTTCCGTTTCCTGGTATTCTGTTTGGTTCTTTTTAATCAATAGTTTTATTTGCTTCTCTATGATACCCACCGCCTTTTATTTTGGTACACATTGCATCATAGGATGCAAGTAACTGTGTCTGATTATCCGGGCTTCCAAAATTAGCGTGACAATATAACAAAACAGCTTCAATGATTAAGGGGTCTTTTATGTTTGCTTCATCCAAATAGGAATTATGCACACCGATACGCTTTAAGTCTGCAAGGGCAACTTCTACAAGCTGCCCCACATCTTCATCCAACATATCACTTGATGTTTTTCTAATTCTCAATTTGGCTTTCGCAATCAACTGTTCCTTTGTCATGCTTTAGCCGCCTTTCTCTTACGCTGACGGGTTCTTTACACGGATAAAGCCGTTTCTTGCAACGACATTTCCACCCATAAATACGCTTGCCTTATAAGCAATCTGGCCCTGTTTAAACTTGTACTCTGTTGATTTCTGTGCATCAATATCAGAGAATACGGCAACCTCGTAATTGGATAACGGACCGTAGGCCATGCAATAAGCATCTTTTGTTCCGCCGATTTCTGTACAAGCGGAATTGATGATATAAGGCACTTCGTCAATTGTTCCGGTATTGCCGTGATTTACGATTGTATAAACCTTTCTGCCCTGCTTATCTCTCAACTTTGCAAACTTCTTTAAGTCTTTCTTGTTGAGGATTAACACGGCCACATCTTCCACCTCTTCATCCCCACCGAATGAATAAATAATTTCATCCAGGGTATCATCCGCAACCGCCGTAATGGTTGTAATGTCCGTTGTGCGGTCGATAATATCATTTGCCGAATTTTCCGGGTTGTAGAAAATGCCACGGAATTTTCCCGTGCCGCCCTCTCCTACTAAAATCTGACGGGATGCGTAACGCTTGATTGCTCTTGTAACGCTATCTTCTACAACTCCGTCATAGTCTGCATCCGGTAACTTCTGCATCTCTTCCGGCTCTTCTGCGTATGCCGTGATTTTCTCACGCGCAATATCCGCATAACCAAATTCCGGTTCGGATGTGTTATAATCTGCTCCCTCTGCGGTGCTACCGGCCCCGTCCCCGTATGATTTCACATAAGGACGCTGATAACTTTCGCCGCCTACAAGCGGAACGGTCTTTACTCTGTCAATAAGGGACGATACATTGTTGAATGTAGGGGAAATATCCGGGCTTGTATGGTGCGGCATCACAACGCCCGTTGTGGTTGTGATTGTGTTTAAAGGCTTTGCAATGGCTTTTGCCTTGAATTTAACGGCCTTGCCATTCTTTAAGGCTTTGCCACTTTCCGCTCTTGCCTTATCCTGGGTTTCTGCACCCTCGCCGCCCTTTGTATCATCTTCCGGCTCTTCTCCCTCTGTTGCCGCCGCTGCTGCGGCTCTTGCAAGTTCCTCACGGGCTTTAATCTCGTCCAGGATTTCCCCAATGGTCTTTGCTTCGTCCATGAGGGCGGTTAATTCCTCGCCGCTCTTGTCCTGGGCTTCTTTACCCACGGTAACAAGGCGTGCTTTTAACTCTTTCTTGCTCATTTTCATTAACTGTTCTCTGTTCATGCTGCTTTCCTCTCTTTCTTACTCCATGTGTTGAATTGTTAATGCTGCAATTTTGCTTCTGATTTCTTTTTCTTTGGCTGCTGCCTGGTCCTTGGTATCGTCCGGTGGATTTCCCCCGGCTAATGCTTCTGGCGTATTCTTGCAATATAATTTCGTGTAGTCCTGGACTGCTGCAACGGCGGTATTTTCTTCCCCCACCGACACATTAAAGTATTTTGCGGCTTCCTCGCCGCTCAACCATGTTTCCGCTTCCATTAACTCTTTTATCTGCTCGATTGTTACGCCCTCTGCTAAATGTTCCTCGTAGATACTCCAAATCCCGGCTTCTATGGCTTCCAGGGTGTCCGCCATTTTACGCAATTCGTTAGCGTTTC